GGCGCATGCGCTCTACTGCGCCTGTCTGAAAGATAAATGCACCTGTGTTTGCGTTAGCAAACGTATTGTTTTGGTTAGTGTAAAGTACAAATTTCTGAGATGCACCTTGGGCGATATCCAAAACGCCATAGTCAGAAGCAGTATCACCTCCATTTGCAATGCGTAGGCCGTTGTTACCAGAAGCCGTATAAAACTCTGCTGTCCGAGAGGTTGATGCTGTCCCAAGGCTTAAGCGCCCACTCGCATCCACAAACAACCGCCCTGTGCCGCCGGTGCTGATGGCAAGCTGGTCGGCGCCGGGGGAGTAGATGCCGGTGTTGGGGTCGCCGGTGAAGGTAAGTGCCGGAGCAGCAGCGCTGCCCAGGGGATAACTGAACCGCTCGCTGCTGGTCCAGGCGTCGGTGGCGTCGATCCAGTTGATGGTTTTGTCGGTGGCGCCTTTCAGCGTGATGCCACCACCGTCTGCTGTGGTGTCGGTTGGGGTGGCAACATCGCCCATGACGATGTTCTTGTCCTCCACCAGCAGGTTTTGCGTGCTGATGGTTGTGGTGGTGCCGTTAACGGTCAGGTCGCCTTGGACCGTCACGCTGCTGTCAAATGTTGCCGCGCTGGTTACATCCAGCGTGCCAGGGATGTCGATATTGCTGGCCCACTCAACGCCAGTGCCAGCTGCATCAGTCTGCAGCAGTTGACGCGCTGCGCCATCGGCCAGTTTGCTAACGGCGATCTCGGCGCTGGCGCTGATGTCCGCATCAACGATGCTGGCGTTACCGCTGACGATTACCGTGCCCGATTGGTTGGGCAGGTTGATGGTGCGGTCGGCAGTTGGGTTGATGACGCCCAGCGTGGTTTCAAAACCGTCAGCAACGCTCCCCTCGAATGTCAGCGTGCCAGTCGTGCCGATCTCGAGGTTGCCCAGTACGGTGCCGCCGGACACCACAAACGGGAAATAGGCAAGGCTGTTCCAGGCAGTGCTGCCGTTGCCAATTTTGATCTTGTTGCTATTGGTCTCTAGGCCCAGCTCGCCGCTCAGCAGCGTGGGGTTGGCGGATGTCCAGTTTGCAGCAGTGTCAGCCCGCAGCTTCAAGCGAACATTGACAGTCGTTGCAGTTGTCACAAGCTGGCGCCGCTGGAGTCTAGAACCAATGTAGCGCTGGCAGTCGCACCGTTACACTCAAGGATGAACGGAGCCGTACCAGTAAATATCGAAGACTGGAAGGGTGCCAAGGCAGGCTGCGTGGCGCCATTGCCCTCGAGGATGAATACAACGGTGGTGCCGTCGATGATACGTAGCGATACCGATACGTTGTAATACAGCCCGGTGTGCTGCTCTTCCGGTGGTTCGGTGTAGCGGTAAATGGCGTCTTCATCGACAACGCTGAGGCCACCCCAGAGCGAGCCGGGCACTTCGAAGTAGCCGTGGGTGCCTTGGTTTTGGTAGTAGTGGTCGCGGATGGAATCGACTTGGGCTTGCGACAGCCCGGTGTACGTCATCCGCAACGTATGGCCGTTGATGCGTGGCGAGTGGCGGAATCTCACGGGACCAGCGAATGTGGCCACCTCGCTGATGTTGGATCGCCCCATGTCGAAGGCGATGCTGTTGGGCCGTATCGTTGGGAAGGTGGTCATACCAGATACGGGGGCACCAGCTCCAGCTCTACTGTAATGGCGATGACGCCGGGGTCATATTGTGTTTCAGGGCTGGCGGCATAAATCCACAGGTAGTTAGTGGGGAAACTGAAATTGCCGCCCAACAGAATGCTGCTTGGCAGGTCAAATGGCTGGAACCTGTTATGGATCGTGTAGTGACTGTTGACGGTAAAATGTTCGTCGGTGGTGATGCCGTTAAAACCAAGGCGGAGGATATATTTTGTGCTTGCATTATTGTGCCGCACGCTAAGTTCGTTGCCGTCAAGCGTTGATAGCGCCGTTGCAGGCGGCTGACCGGGAATGTACGTCCGACTCGTTGGATTAAGCGCAGGGAAGGTGGCCATGGTTTATAGCGTACCCGGATCGAACGGAACGCCGTTTTGTGTAAAAGTAAGCACAGTACCAGGCGTGACACTTTGGCAGTTGTTCGAAAGAGTAGCAGGTATGCAATCAACGCTTACAACGTTACCGCTTAAATCAATGCCCGCTTCAAAATACTGTAACTGTCCATTCTGCACTTCTCGAGACCATACGCGCCACTGAGACGACCCCCCAATGCCAATTAGCCAGTTTCCTGTGTAACCTTCAAATCTAACTCTGGTATCCTGCCCTGGTACTGACGTTCCCGCATAAATTGTCGGCCCTGTTCCAGCACATGCGGGACGATCTACCGTATTACTCCATAGACCAAAACTGATACCAGCAAGATCACCAACACCTACGAATAGACCTATAAAACTTCCGTCTGTTCGTCGTCCAACGATACGCCAACCAAGGTTATAGGACTCTACGTAGGCGGAAGTTAGGTGTACTGGGGTATTATTAGCTCGTAACTCCCAGTACATAAAGGGCAGGCCAGTATCAGCCGGAACTCGTACAGGAGTTATGCCAGAACTAAAATCTACGTTGAAATTGTCAGCTCCCAGTACGACAAAATTACTCAGTGTCCCATTTGGATCGTAACTAACACAAGTTCCTGCACTGCCTCCAGTGGGATCAGTCGTTCCACTGGATACCGGCTCACCATACCCATCAGGTGAACCAGGGTCTGGACAACGACCTTCTACGTAGATGCTGTATCCGAGGTCAGCATTCTGAAGGGTATAAACAGCCGTATTTTGATCTACGACAGTTGTTTCACCCGTAGCGTTGTCAATTCTGTACCAGATGTTGTATTGCCCGTCGCAGATACCGCTTGCAGTTAGCGTGTCGCCTGGCAGCAGTGGGCGGTCGTTCGGGATGCCACTGATCTCAGGCGCAGGTGATTCCACCGGATCGGCAGGGTTTTCGGGTGGTGCAGGTGGCTGAGATTCTTGCTCGAATGGCACATTGGTGTCACCACCACCGCCACCACCAGTGCCGCCGGGGTCAGAGGGGATTAGGTCGGTATCGTTGTTGACGTTACAGGTAAAGTCATCGCGGCCTGTAGGTAGCAGGACGCCATTCGGTGTGACATTAGCCACTGCTCGTGCCACCAAACTTTCACCTGCTGCGTTAACGGGGAAGTGGGTTAGATCCAACACGATAGATCCGGTGATGTCCTTGCTAACTGTCTCTACTTCGTACATGTAGTCGTGCAGGGACACATCCTCGGCGCTGGTTTCGCGGCGTAATTGCACGCGCACGATGTCACCAGTCGCCAAGGTGCTATTAAACGCATCCGGCTTAACTGTCAGCCGCAGTGAGTGGGTGATGTACTTCCGGCGGGCAACATAAAACGCACCAACCTTTACGGCGTGCAGTTCTGATGTGCAGAACTCGCTGAGGTCATACTGCTCGAATGGACCATCGGCTGCCTCGCCAGTCATCCGTACTTCAGATGTACGGATCAGGCCGATGTCATTGGCGGGTTGTTGGCGCCACAGCACCACGGCACAGATCGGCTTGCGTTCTGCCAAGCCGATGAACTGCATCTGGAAGCCATTGGGCTGCACGTGCTCTTCGGTGAACGTGAACACCGAAGTAATCGCCGTGGTTTTGATCGTAAAGTCTTCGTTAATTGGCAGCCGAGGTACGAATCCTTTCTTGCCGTTGCTGTCGCTGAGGCGCAGCAGGAATGGGATGCTGATGTCCTCGAGCCAGTCCTCTAAGTTGCCAGACTGTTTAAATTCGCCGTTGTAGTAAAAGCCGTTTGTGTTTGTGAAATTCGCCGCCAATTCCATGGCAGTGTTATCAATCAGTGCCGTAGGGAAGCGACTCGTTTGCGTGATCAGGTAAATCGCTAGGTCGATGATGTTGTTGCTGGAGTCAATGTCGTTTTCAAGAATGCGGGGGACCAGAATTCCCTCGCGGATAAAGGCGTGAATCTGCTTGTCCCAGGAGTCGTCAAGTTCGGTGTAGGTATTGGTAAATGTCAGCGTGCTAAGTCCGGCATAACTGCCACCGGTACCGCAATACAGTGGGCAATTCCATACTTTTTGGCCGGCAACTTCCGTGATGAAATTGCCTGCTAGCCATGTGCCAGCGCGTTGGTTGTAGGACTGGCCCCATGTGCCAACGCGGCAATTGCGCTGGTACAGATCACGCTCCTGCAGGCGGGGCAGCTCGCCATCACTCAACACCAGCATCAGCTTGATGGTGAGGTCGTTTGTGGTGTCGTCGTTTATGTACCGGCCTTCAGTTGCGCCAGGGCTGATGAATACGCCGCCGATGGCGTCCACACGGCGGCAAAACACAATCGGGATGGGCTCGCCGATAACGATGGCCCTTTGCGGCACTGACAGCGGGTTCTGCCCTGTGGCGGCACCTTCGGATAATGGCGGCGCAACAAGCCCCGTCTGGTACTGCACCAGGCTTAGCGGGGGTGGCAGTGCAATGTTGGAGGTGCTGATGCTCATAGCCGCAGCGGCGCTCCGATGAGCGTATTGGTGAACTTGCGGGGTGGCACTTGAGCGCCGACTGGGGCCAAGCTTGAGCCTAGCTCGATTGTCAACAGTGTAAACGTACCGCTAACGCCGATCACCTCGCCAACGATGTTGCCAATCAGCAGCTGCCCAGCTTGCGGCTGGCTTTGGCTGAGTGCTGTAGGGAATTCATAAAACCGCACTTCACACAGCCAGTTATTGCTGAGTGCATCTGAGAATAGGTTGACCGCTTCGGTGGTGGCCGGCACTTCAATGCTGCTGCCGGTTTGGGTGCCAGTGGTGCCACCGATGAAGCCGTCAGTGACGAATGGGTAGTAAGCCCAGGACTGGCTGTCCCATGTGACGGTTTGATTGA